GACATACATGGAGGCTATGAAGAGGTTACCAGACCCCAACGGGATACTGGTTTCCGCTTCAAAGTCTCACGTTCTATCTCTAACAAACAAAATGGTAGAGGTGAAACGTCAAATGGGCGGCAGAGTTATCAATGGGAAGCCACGTACAGTGTTAAAACCGTATTATGGTTCGAAGTTGACAACCCTGCTCTCCTGGCAGCTAGCCAAACAGGTCTTACCGATCCTCTCACAATTCTCTGGGAGTTAACCCCCTGGTCTTTTGTGATCGATTGGCTTCTACCTGTTGGCAATATGCTAGATGCGCTTACCGCCCAAACAGGCGTTAGGTTCATTAGTGGGACTGTGACTAAGACAATTCGCGGACGGTCAACTGGAGCTCAGCTCCCGTTTATCGAAAACGGAGGGTCAAATGAAACAAAGGTCACCAGTGGTGCCACTGCTTCTAGTGATGTCTTTCTCATGGATCGCTCCGTGATAAAAGACCCACCAGCAGTGGGACCGCAGAACCTTTATATCAAAAATCCCTTTTCTACTACGCACGTGGCAAATGCCCTTGCGTTGTGGAAGAGTTCCCGAAAATAAACCCCGTTGTAAACGAGGCTCAAAATGCCGCAGAACCAATCTATCGTCATCAAAGATGGCGCTTCGACTCCCGTCAATCACACCTACATGCCTTCGAAGATTGATAGCAACAATGTTGCTACCTTTCAAGAACGCGTTTCTGGTGTTCCGGTGGGATATCCTACCTTGACATGGAGCCTGCGTGCACCTTCTCCGCAGTCGGCAACTTACAAGATGGTCGGAAAACTGACCCTCCCAAAAGTTGTCTCTGCGACAGACTCCTCCGGTGTCTCGGTCATGCGAGTCGACTACACGAATATTGGCACTATCGAGCTTGTTGTCTCCTCGCGGAGCACCAAGCAAGAACGTACCGATCTTCGGGCTCAGCTGCAAAGTTTGCTCGCTGCGCCTGCGATCGTGACAAGTGCTGATGATCTGGAATCGTTTTGGTAACGGAACGGTTCTAGCTCAATTTGCTTCCTTTTCTCAGACACCTTACCAGGAGTTTATCTCCCACTTTGGTGAATGAGTTCAGGGGTATTCATTCGTGTTTTGCTTGAGGTTTAGCCCATGCAAGTAGCTAGAGAACTAGTCTACAGTCGTAACTCTCACACTCACAAGAAATCTACCGCTATGCTTCGCAGCATCGGTACACCCTACTCGATGGCCCTTGTTCGGGCTCTCCAGTCGGGTGATTACGACAAAATAGTTAATGCAGACCTTCGCCCATCAGATTATGATGATAGCGATAAGTTTGCTCTTGACTACTTGGCGTATTCTCTTTTGCGTAAGTACAGCCTATTCCCTTTGGGTTTAGATACTGCTAACTTGGCAATCGAAAAATTTCTTGAGAGTGAGGATCTTTGTCGTTTGACTAATATCACAAACGTTATGCCTTACCGACCGGCCACTTGTGGCCGCTCGCCTGAGTCATACATTTCGTATGCCAGGAATATAATAAGTCGTACGTTAGGTGATTTTAGTTGGGACGAAGTCTCCGATCGGTTCGCTTTTTCCGGTGGCGCTTCTACGCGCCTTAAACGGAAGTCTGGTGCACCGTTTTATAAATTTCAGGGTAAACCTGATACGACTCGTAACAATGCACTGCTAGCCATCTGTGCAATCCAGGATGTTCCTCTCTGGAGAGCTCATATGGCGTCTGAATACGGTGAAGACCCGCATCATTGGGTTAACATTGTTGAAGGTAGCAGGATTACCACCGTTGCTAAAACAGCTAAGATTGATCGCTGTATAGCAATCGAACCCGATATGAACATGTATGTTCAGAAGGGTATCGGTTCTGTGATTCGATCTCGCCTCAAGTCCGTCCATATTGACTTGAACGACCAAACGCATAACCAGAAACTGGCTGCTATTGGAAGTGGTACCGGTAGTCTTGTGACTATCGATCTGGCAAGTGCGAGCGACAGCATTGCGCTGAAACTCGTGGAGCTGTTACTACCTTCAGATTGGTTTGAGGCTATGTGCCTCTGCCGCTCCGAAGTTGGTATCTTACCGAACGGCGTAAAGCACCGTTTCGAGAAGATCTCCTCTATGGGTAATGGATTTACTTTTGAACTTGAGAGCCTGATATTCTGGGCTCTCGCCAAAAGCGTTCTTTCCCTAAATGGAGTTAGCGACCGTCGCTTGGGCATCTATGGTGATGACATAGTCATTCACAATAGCGCTGCCGAGGACCTTATCAGTTTGCTTGACTATTGTGGTTTTAAAACCAATATAGAAAAGACATTTCTGACAGGCCCTTTCCGTGAAAGTTGTGGTAAACACTACTTCTACGGCAAGGACGTAACCCCGTTTTACATAAAAACGCCTCTAGATAGTCTCGCAAGATTATTCTGGTTTACGAACAGTGTGCGTCTTTGGGCGAGTAATCGCTCTAAGCCGTCGCAGTTCCAGTCAGTTTACTCTTACTTGATTGATTCCATTCCCCGAAAGAATAGGTACTACGTACCGATGTCTTTAGGTTCAGAAGCCGGAATTTGGGCGTCTTTTGACGAGTGTTCCCCCGTTTACCGTAAATGGAAACAGGCGTACTCGTTGAAGCGTTTGTCAGCTCGTCGTCGTAGCTTCGCACCTAACGGTGTTGCGGCTCTTCTCCATTATTTCAATGGTAGAGGTGAAGGCGAACTGCCTGACGTACTCCGTCTTTGTGACGGAGAAAGGGGTCCAACTCGAGTACTACTCGAGAAGGGTGAGACATCGTACTTCCATTCTAGGTCGTATGTGTCGTGGTGGGACGTCGCTCCTTGCGGCGTTACTATTAATTGAAG